AGCCCATTCGGTGCAAGACCTCAAAAAACCGTCGATGTATACATTCCCTTTGACATCAAACGCCCCGCGTTCGCGTATTTTATTAACGCCAACCCCGTTTCTGTCGTAGGAAAATACAACCGTCTCCGTTCCGACAATTGCGCTAAATTCCGTTTGCGTAAATCTATCTTCTAAGGTGCCGACAATTACCCATGATTTGTTAGCTACGTATTTTTCTTGGAGATTTGCACTTGAATTGACAAAACCAGATACAGTTGTCCAAGAACCGGAAGCCGGGCCGCTATCGACTCTATAAGCCGTAGTTCCCGCAGGCGCAACTTTAAAGGTCAGTCTCATCAAGTTTTTTTGGATCCCATTAACAGTCAACGCCGCTACCTTTGCGTTGCGCGTGATCGTTAGTGTGCTGGATTCAGCCCCCGACCTAGCGACATCAAATTTTAAGATGGGCGAGAAATACTCTAAGATGTTTACTGTTTTGTCAATTGTATTACTGGTTCTTCCTCGACTATCAATCACTCTCGCTCTGATAGTCACATTCCCTGAATAGTTCATGATTCCCAAAGCACCACCGTTTTGATTGGTTGATTGATTCTTGCCAACAATCTCGGCGTAATACCCTGTAATGGTTGAGCCATACGCTCCTGTGGCTTGCCCGAAATTGACCTTGATGTTAGACAGGATAGAGATAAAAGCTTGTTCTCCCGGAACTACATTACCAGCTGCAGCGTTGCCATCTGTTAAAGTGAAGCCGGTTAATTTAGGTTTAACATCGTCTGAAACAGTCGCGGTGAAAGTTGTTGATTTCTCACCGATTTTCTTTCCGTCGCCGTACGTCTCGATTATTAGCGTTCCTGTACCGCTTGTGGCGTTAGGAATGTCATCAGCAAAATTAAGAGGGATAGTCCATGATGTAGAGGTATCTACATTGCTTGCAATAGTTCCAGTCTTATTCCCCCAAGCATAGCGGACAGTATGCTTGAAACTAGGACTTTGACGATCGATGTTGATCGTTACTGGGTTACCAATAGTGCCTGAGCCAACACTAACTGAGCTAGACCTTGGAATAGTAGTCAGCGTGAATGAGTTACCGCCAATGTTCAAATTACCAGGAGACCAGCCACCACTACCGCTAAAGCTAGCAGACAAGCCAAAGACCTTGCTACCGTCTGCATTGTGCCCAACCGTGATAGTCTGGTCAATGAGCCACACAGTTTGATTATACGACAACACGGACGGTCTGCCCGACCAGTTCAAGCGCTGTCCGTTCAAGTCAACCCAAGCCGAACAATTATAATCAGCAAATGTTGTAGTTGTATTGAGTAATGCAAGTCTGACCCTGACTTGGCTACTATTCCCTGGTATATTTTGTGATACTTGGTCAATCCATAAACGAATACGGTAACCTCTATCATTATTTGACCAAAATTCAGCCATTAAGCACCTCCTACGTATCTAATAACATTCATATCTGGGTTGAGATGGTATTGTTCTTCTCTAAAACGCCCAATCTGGATTGTTTTAGAGAAGATACCATTTTCAATGTGGATGACCCCTTGAGAAATATACATGACTTCCACCCCTGCCGAAAACATTGAGATACGACCGTTGGGATTAAACATCATGCTAGAGCTGCCATCATTCTTACCGATTACCAACCCATCATTCGACGAGCTCATGTAGGTATCAATGAAATTCCAGCGGTCAGAAAGCTCCCCGAGATTTTTAGCAATGGTCGAAACACGCTGAGTAGCAGAGACTAGGTCTTTTTCTGCCTGAACTCTAGCCTTATCATTGGCTTTGACATAGTCTTGATATGCTTTAAGCCAGTTATCCAATGTAGCAACACTAGCTTTAGCTTCAAGCTCAGCTTGGATAATTCCTGCTTTCTCATTGAGGGCGTTAAGCTGTTCCTGTGTCAGGATTTGGTCAGCTTTTGAGTTAATATCGTCTTTGATTTCATCATAACTAGCACTCCACTTCTGAGGAGCATTGCCCTCAATCAGCATTACCTCTCCAAAAAACATAACGGCTCTTTGCCCGTTAGTAGAACCATTATTGTCAAAGCGTAGATAAGCATTATCAGCTTGACCAGAGTTAAAAGTTATTGTGATGTACTCAGCAAGGCTAGTGGAAAATCTGCGGTCTGATATGATTTTGTTAATTATCGTAAAATCAGCGTTTTCTCCTATTTTTCTTCCTAAAACATAGACATCAGACGATCTGACATTAGAGCTAGAGAAAGCATAGAAACTCAGAGAATAATCTGTATTGCGCTTTAATTCAAAGCGATTTGAACTAGATAAAACTTCATTTGTTCCTGTTGTCTCAAGTAAGAATAACCTTTTTTGGCCTTTGTAATAAAAATCATGTGTACTTATTTTGGCAGCTGTCCAAGGCGTGACCTCAGTAGGAAAAGCGCCGTTTTTTATGAGATTGTAGCTACCGTTTGTTGCGTTTCCAAAAAGAGCCGTCCACTTGTACTTAGTGTGGTCTTGACTGTCAGCCTCAGTAAAGTCTGTCAGCGTACCTAGATAGCGTTTGTCGGTGCTGTCTGAGGTGCTAAAACCGTCACGACCATCGGCTGAGTTTGCCCAAGCACGGTGAAAGTATGGTGTTCTACCGTCTGCCCCTGGCTTACCTGGAATACCTTGAGGACCGTCCTTACCGTTTAAGCCATCTGAACCTCTCCATCTCGTCCAGCGATAATCAGCAGGATTGACGCTGTCAGTTGAGTTAAAATCAACATAGACCCCTATATAGGCCTTGTCTGCGTCGGTCTGACTAAAACCACTACCCGAGACAGTATCAGCATAGGCTAGGTGAGTGTATTGGATTCTACCGTCAGCTCCTTTTGGTCCAGGAATACCTTGGTCGCCCTTGACGCCCTGCAAGCCTTGGAGACCTTGCAAACCACGCTCGCCACGATCACCCTTCTCGCCTCTATCGCCCTTATCTCCCTTTGCTCCAGTTTCACCTTTATCGCCTTTAGCTCCATCCCGACCGTTGCGACCATCGTTAATGTTGACAAAGGTTAATTGAGTCCGAGCTACCTCAGTATTTTTGATGTAAGCTGCCACCGTTAAAACTTGTGTATCTGACAGTTTAGCAGCTACGACCTTGTAACTTTGGCCGGCTATCACTTCTGTCCCGAAATAAAAACGGTAAGAAACATCTGCTATTATTTGTTTCTTACCTTTTCGTAAAGTCGGACTAACTATGCTTTCGCCTTGTCCGTTCTTAAACTGCCACCCTCTATCTGTAGAGAGCTCTATTTCATATGGCTGTGCTTCTTCTGCAAGTCTGGTCATCCGTTCTTGCAGACTACTAGAGATGGCGTTCTTGAGTTTTTGAATATTAGAGAAAACAAAATTATTATTGTTCGGATTGCTAAAAGAGATAATTTGTTCTGTGATTCGAGCCTTTAAAATTAGTCCGCCTACAAAATTATTATCTTGGATCTTAACAATGTCGCCCAATTCTAAACCTAAATGTCCGGCGACCATATCCGAACGAACAGAAACCGCATAAGTTACGACTGGATAAGCGTGCTGCTTTATCCATTTCAGCATATACCCCCAGAGCGCCTCCTCAGTGCTGTACTCGGTAGCCAAATCGTTTCGTATCCACTCGTCACTAGTCAAAGAAGCGGAAGCCGGAAACATCTCGACAGATAGCGGAGCATAGATTCCTCTACTTCCTTTTCGAGTATAAAACTCTACTCGACCATCCTCATTTTTAATCTCTCGCTCGATATTTTCGATTCCGAAAGTTTTTGTTTCCTCTCCTTCTGTTTTTGTTCCAGTCGCAAATAAGACGTTGAAGAGCTGGCTTTTATCCACAGTCCGCTGAACACCTTTTAGTTCGCGTCCGTAGCGTAACTTAACATCTCCGCGTAATCTTCCAACGCCTTGATGGGTATCATCGTGCTCGTGGTAGATATTTAAAACCAACTCTTTAAAAGCTCCGTTCTTCGTCAAATTGGTTTCAAACTCAAATTCTCCTTCAAATTGACGAATGACCGAAATTAACCGAGCTAGTTTTGTTTCTTGGCCATCAAAAGTCAAAGCACGTTTTCGGTCAGACAGTTCATTTACTGCTATTCTGATCCGAGCGAAATTCAAAATTTCCATCTTCGTTAGGTACCATTCAAGCGACTGAGCTTCTTCAGATTTGAATGACAAAGCCATCTCATTTTTTAATTCCAGATTTAGGTTGTTACAAGATAGCTGAATACTGTAATCATCTTCGACGATATTCAAGACATAAAAAAGATAGTCCTTGCCCTTGTACCGAAAAGAAAAATAAGCTTGCTCATTAATCAACTTACAATAATCTTGAAACACACCATTCACAAATTTATGAACAGTAAAGTCAAATGTAGAGGTCCCTTCCGCTAAATACCTATGCCAGGTATCAGATGAAAAAGTCGGCATGTCAGGATGGCCGCGCTTGATAAAACCAACTTTGCGTAGCCGATTGTCCAAAATGTTGATTTTCAACTAAACATACCTCTCTTTCCACATGATTTCTATTTCTGGCATTTCTTTGACCCAGCTCGAAAAATGAATCTCCATCTCACTTGAACCTTTTGGAATGGAGAGAAAATCTGAACCATCGATTTCCTCTTCGCTTTTGGACATTCCATCAACCAAAATCAAGCCACTACCCATATCGATTTCTACGAGTGAACCAGGACGATATCGATTAGGCACATCTTCAATACCACTCACAAAGTCTTTGCGATAAACTATGCTATCAAGGTACATGTGAGTAACGATTGGCTTATCGCCAAAAGTACCTAAAGCGACGTGAATTTTAGCACTCTTACGCCCCTTGATTTCCGGAATGTGAAATTGAGGGTAAGAACCCCACCAGAAAACCTGTACCATATCATCGCGTCTTAGTAGATCCGACCATCCTCTTTCTGCGTTAAAAGGATTCTGGTCGTCGCGATGCGTTCCTACAAAATTCCATTGTTTCAGAACTTTATAACCACCTTTGCCATCAGAAGCTAAAAAATTGTATTCTACATCCAGACCATTAGCTCGTTTGATGGTTTCAACACCATACAAAAATTGGTCGTTAGTATCCGAAACCATAATCTTGATAAAACCAAATTGATTAGCTGCGCCTAACCAAAAAATTTGTCTCCACCAAAAATATTCATTCAAAGCCCCGCGATCACGGGCGCTATCTAAGGGGATTTCCCACGAGACTGAAGCGGCATTGTTTGGTCGTGATCCACTTCCGCGATTGCTCAAGGCAATATGAGGGCGTCCCCAAGCGTTATCAATAGCTAGCGTACCGTTTAAATTCTGACTGAGATCGTTTAAAATGGCAGAGTTTTTCTGTCCCTCGGCCAAACCTTTTACAATCCAATTGTTAGAAACATAGTCTCGAAGGATTTCTGATCTTTTATAAGATTGCTGATCCGCTTCCTCGCCGTTTCCCATTGCGAAAATGGCCGATTTGGTCACAATTCCAATATAGCCATTTTCACCTCTATGCTTTATTTTTATGATTGGGAAAGCTTCTGCCGTGCCATGATTATTTACAGTGACTTTATAAGCGGTATCGCTTATCTTGGTCACTGTTCCGTTCCTTTCGTCAGGATTGACTGTTTTCAGAGTTGTGTAACTCTTAGCTTCTGCAGTACCGGAAGGAACATCAAAGCTAATGACTCCTGTTGCTTCTGCTGGACTCGTTGATTGATTGATGGAATATGATGGGCTACCTGATGGGACAGCCCACCAAATCTTATTTGGCTCGTCGCTAAATTCTAGCGGAGCCGGCTTCGGGGAATCCACGAGGCTAGCCACTTCATTTCCGATCTCGTGGATTTTTCGCAGGCTTCCCTTGACTTTAAATTCAATAGAGATAGGTTTCGTGCCTTTCGTAGCGTAGAGAAAAACTTGTCCGTTTCGACTCGCTCCTTGATCGGCATAAACATTGTTGTAGCCTGTTCCGATATTTCGGGTGATGCTGGTAATCTCATCTACTAAATCAGTCAGGCTCTTCCCGTCATAAGTGACAGATATTGTCAATTACGTTTACCTCCCTTCTAGTGATTCCATACGGCGATTATAGCTTGTCTGAGCCTTAACCATAAACGGCGTGAGCTCCTTTGCAAAGCTCAGACCATCCACGATAAGACGATTGTCAATCGGTCTATCTTGACCAAGGACCAGTTGAGTCATTAGCTCGATAAGTGTATCTAACTTGTCAGAAAGCTTGTCAAGGGCGCTATCGTCTTCTCTACAGCCGCCTAGCGGGTCTGTTGGGTGTTCACCCACAAACTGCCCTACAATGCGTTGTAGAAGCTGCCAAGCCCTTCCTCGCTTCGCTGCATCCATTGGAATAATGTATTCTGGTTGGTTACCCTCTGCAACTTCGTAAAGTCCGTGTTTTGTAACCAACCCTCCGTTTGCGTAACCTAACGGGCCAGATACGCGAGCAAACATTCCAGGGCCACGTCCATATCTTGCGGCGGCATAAGCGATACCTGCAAGCAAGTTGTCATAACCGTTGAAAATGTCATTATGCCCGGGGAATTTATACGCGTTAAACGTTGGCTCGATCGTCTGTACCAAACCTTTTGACGGAATCCCTGCCGCTGCATTGCTGTCCCAATTGTTCACTGCTCTAGGGTCCCCGTTTGATTCACGCTGAATAACGCGCATCCATGCGTTGACTTGTGAGTCACTCGCTTCAAAGCCGTTTTTCTTTAAGGCTCTAATGACTGTATTTCTCCAACGCTCAACACCGGTACCGCCACCAGTTGGGCCTGCTCCGTCTTCAGATTGCGGTGCGAGGAATTTCTTGATCCAATCAAACATACCACCGACTTGTTTTTTGATGTGTTTTTGCAGCGGGTTATTAGCTTCGGATAGCGCCGGTGTATTGCTATCTCCACCTCTAACACCAAAGTCAAGGAAAGTAGTGACTCCCGAGATTGGCCGACCGGAATAAGTATGGTAATTACCGTCTCCCAGCCAGTTATATTCTTCGCCGCTGATGGTCCCACCAGACACACCGCTGACCATGGCTACGTGGTTCCCAAATTGAGAACCAGGGCCATAAACGGCAACCATGCCCGGCCGTGGATTGTTTGTATGCGGAACTCTAGCGTTTACCCAGTCAGAACCATTCCCCAAAAACGAGAATTTTGAAGCGGGAACGCCTAAATTGTTCAAGCGATTGGCCACAAAAGACACACATTCGCGAATAAAATAACCCCAAGGGTCTGCTATAGCATCTTTAGCCATAGCGCGCCACTTAGGATTATAGTCGTCACCCATATTGCCCGCGACCCCGCCTTCGTCAGAAGCGCTCTTGGCCATGCCCCAAAGTTCTTTCCACCAAGTTCCGGCACCATCGGTAGCTCTCTTGAAAAGCACTCCTCCAAAATTATCAAACATCCCTTTCATTCCTTTTGAGGAGGGATTGAATTTATCTTTTAGAGTGCCTGATGGATCAGTTACTGCTTTTCCGATGAAATCGAGCATTTTCGTGAATTTCTCGATACCATCTTTCAAGCCGTCCCAGAGATTGCCCGTTACTTTTGCAACGTTTCCACCAAAGCTAGTAATACCATTCCAGATATTCTGGAAGAAGCCGGTACCTTTAGCGAAGGCTTGTTGGCTCACACCCATTAGCCAAGCAGTTTCAGAAGCGTTTAGCACTTCTGCTCCTGCTGGTAATAGCATCTTGGTATTGCGTCCAGGGACAAGGAAATTACTGCCATTTGGCATGATAACCATTTCTTGATTTCCTGTCTCCGGACTGTCATTACCGTCGTTTAGCGTAGCAAGTACTGGTTTTGTAATAGGATTGCGATGTTGACTAAAGAAACCAGTACCGCTCGCGAACTTGACTTCTGGAATTTTACCGATTGTGTCTTTCGGTCCACCAAAATCATGAATAAGACTGTTTATGCCGTCGATTCCCGCATTAGGTATTTTGATGACAGCATTTATGCCGTTTTGAGCTAGCTTCTTCATGCCATCCCACAGTTTACCGAAGCCTTCAGAAATGCCATCCCAAGTCTTTTGAAACGACTTTCCGATATCGCCTAAAGTATCGACAATGAGCGTTTTGGCATTCTTGCCAAATTTCTCTTCTGTGGATTTGTTGATTTTGTTCCAAGTGTCGCTTATGAAATCATTGGCTTTTGACCAAGTCTTATTCCACGCTTTGCTGATACCCTCTGAAGTTTTGCCGATAAAATTCGATACTTTTTTATATTTTTCGGAAACCTCTTTTTTTATGCCATCAAATGTTTTGCTTACAAATTTTCCGATAGCGCCGAAAAATTTCTTAAATCCGTCATGAAGTTTCTTCGCTGCTCCGACAAGTCCCTTGATGAAATTTCTAAAAGGTTTGCTGTGTTTGTACATTAAAGCAAACCCTAGCACGAAAGGATTTGCAAAGATAAGAACCTTAGCAATATTCTTCCCGAACTCTACTACTCCTTTGACAATACCACCTAGGAATTTGCCGATGGCTCCAACGCCGTCGCCTATAGCTTTAACGACTTTGCCAAAACCTTTTCCAAAATCTGAAAAGAACTTACCAACTTTTTTGAACGCTCCACCGAAGAACTTCCCGAATCCTTTGAAAAAATCTGCACAAGCTTTGATAATGCCGTCCACGAAGTCACGGAATGGTTTTGCGTGTTTGTATAAAGCAATAAAGCCAATAACAACTCCAGCAACGGCGGTAGCAATTAAACCTGCAGGGCTTGCAGCTATTGTGTTGAAACCGATAGCGACTGCTTTCGCGAAGCCTGTAATAGCACCGGCTGCGGCTGTTATCCCTGATACAATTTTAGAGCCAATAAAATAAGCCATAAAAGCTGTTCCTGTAGCCTTAATAGCGTCCTTGTGCTTGCTGATTTCCTGCAAGCCATCCGCAACTCCTTTGATAGGTTTTCCAGACTTATCTGCACTGCCGTATAGCTCCTTGAATACTTCTGCGATAAAACCAACCGTGTCTTTTACCACATCCCAAGCGCCTTCAGCAAATGGTTTGGCGATTTCCCAGATAGCGACTGCACCTTTTTTGGTTTCCTCGAAAAATTCCTTGATAGCTGGTGCATTGTCTGCTATGGTCTGAGCGCTTTTTTCGACAAATTTAGTGATGGATTCCATGATTTTATCCATGAACTCCCCTTTGTCCCCAAAATCAAAGACCTTCTTAAAAGCTTCGACAATCACATCAAGCCCCTTCGAAGCAGACTGCCCCAATTTATTGAACTGTTCAGCGGTTTTGTCGCTTGCCACCCATTCAGACGCCGCCTTCAAAATCGGGTTTTTCATATCTAAGAATGGTTTTTCAAAAGCAGCGACAAGCGCAGGCCCACGACCTTTAATTGTTCGTTCTAGACCTTCAGTAGTATTTGCAAAGTTAGCCGTTGCATCCTTGTACTTCTCGCCCATTCTTGTTAAGGCTTGGTTAGCAATGTCAGAAGTAATTTCTCCGTTCTTTTGCATTTCTGCGAAAGTAGCATTGGTAATTTCGGCTCCACCGCGCATTTCAGAGACAATGCTAATCATCTCTTTCTTCAAAGTCGGGAACGCATTCATGAATGACAACATGTCTTGGGCTTGTACCTTCCCATTCCCAAGCATTTGCCCCCATTGTGTTGCAAAGTTCTGAATAGCTGCATCTTCAACGCCGAAAGCATCTTGCAGAGTCAAGATAGTTTTCGTTAGCTCCCGCGTCTTATCCGCATTCTCTGTTACTGCATAGAGCTTTTTGTTGAGCTCATCTACCATACGAGCGCTATTAGATGCCGCTTGCGCCATTTCGTTCGTCATATCTACCATGACCTTGCCCTGCTCTGCAGATCCAGTTAGCGTGTTCCACGAAGCAGTCATGGTTTGTTGATAGCGGATATATTCCGACCCAGATTTTAGCAAGTCTGAAAAAGTGTTTTTTATAAAATTCAGGCCATTCATAAAAGCAGCAGAGATAACATTTGCGGAGAATACTTGTTTAAAGATATTTCCAGCGCCTTCTGCCTTGTCTCTGGTACTCTCTGTTTCTTTCCCTACTTCCTGAATTTTGGCTCTCACTTTTTCCAAAAAAGAAGGGTTCGCCTTTTTTAACTCATCGTTGAGCTTTTCTTGCTCACTCTTAGCTTTTGCTAATGCTGTGGCTGTTTCGTTGAGTCTTTGCTGCTGAATTTGGTAGGCGCGGCTGCTTGTATCGCCAGAGCGAGCCATTTGCTGCAACGCCTTTTCTTGTAGCTCATACTGCTTAGTAAGGTTCTTGACAGAGGCTTGATTGCTCTCAATCCTAGCCCGCAAAGCCTCGCTGGTCTTGCCCTCTGCTTGCAATCTCTCGACTCGGCTCTTTGACAACTCATTGGCTTCGCGATAAGTGCGCTGAAGGTCTGCCAGCCCAGACTTGTAGTAGTCCATAGAACCTTTGGCTTTTTCCTGTTGGGCCTGCATGCTTGCTAAGCGTGTTGTCGCTTGGTCAATTTGTTGCTGGTACTTAAGATACTGCTCCGCTGTCTCTTGAGTATTCCCTTTTAGATCAGATTGCTTCTGCTTAAGTGCGTCAATCTTGGATTGTTGCGCTTGGATTGCATCGCCCAGACCTTTGTATTTAGCTTCTGCTGCCTGGGTGTAATTCCCTACAGCCTTCAATTGTGCCTCCTGCGCTTTCCAAGCACTAGTGGCGGAGTTCACCACTCCCGTTAAGTTTCGTAAGCTCTGGGACGCTCTTAGCGTGTCTAGAGCTATCTCGGTTGACATTGTGTCCTGTACTTTTACCAAATCGTATTACCTCCTTCCCGTTAAGAATGACATAGGGTCTACTGCCCTATCTTGTTGTTCTTTGGCCGCCATGATCTCGCCCAAACGGTAGTAATCCGCTTCCTCATATTCGGCTATGGTCCAGCCAAAATTAATCAAAGCTTGCTTCTCTGCAAGATCTAGGTCCTCTATGATGTTCTCTAGCTCATAGATGCGCTCACCCCAACTTATTCTTTTGGGTCAGATTCGCTGCTCGCTTCAATTTCCTTGATTTGTTTGTCACTCAAGCCCATGAGCCGAGCTGACAGGTAGTTTGCGATTTCCTGTGTACGTTGCATTTCCAAATTATCAAGTATTTCGACTTGTTCATCTGTCAATCCTAGCACTTCCTGAAGGTAGACCAGCACCGCTTCGATAGCTTCAATATTGGCAGCCATGACTGTTGTCATGTCGTCCTCTGATTGCTTGTCTGCGATTTTGGCCATTTCAAGTTGAAACTGATTCATCTTGCGGATGTTCTTGTTACTTGTTAGGACAGTGAAGGTCTTTTTACCTAATTCTGGGATTTTAATATTTTTAATTTCCATATTGTTTTTTACCTCTTTTTGCAAAATAAAAGCTAGACAGCTCTAACACTGCCTAGCCTAAAAATTGAATTATCCGCCAG